TGGAAATGCTGGTTCGTTTGGGTCGTTTCATGATCACCCACGCTCCTCAGTTTGCGGATGATGCCACGTGCAACCGCTGGGCCCGTGCTGGTCAGTTGCTGACAGGTCTGGGCATGCCCTTTGCGCCTAAGCTGCGTGAGTTTGATGTGGATGATCAAAATGTGGTCAAGGAGGCTGCCGCAGTCATGGCGGGGCGCAATCAAATGCCCCCCAAGCTGCAATTTCATGAACCCGCTGAGCCCAAGCGCACTCGCAAGGCTCGCATGACTCGTGTGATGACCAAGCCTGTGATCAGTGTCACCAAGACACGTGAAGTAAAGGCAGAACGGGTCATGCAGGCTGATGCAGCCAAGCGTCGTGGTCGTCCGCCTGGCAGCAAGAACAAGCCCAAGGTGGTGGTCAAGGCTACTCGCACTAAGGTATTTTGAGAGAAATTGTTATGGGTGATGTGATTCCAGTTGACTTTGCTGCATTGCGTGCCAAGCGTGACAATGTGATCAGTTTGTCACAAACTCCCAAGGGGGTGAATGTGGCACAAACTGCCATGTTACGTTTGTGTGAGATGCAGATGAGCACAACTGAATTCTCAAAACTGAGTGCCGCAGTACACAATTATGAAGTTTATTCGCAATCAGGTGCACAAACCCAACTGTTGGTGGATGTGTACCAAATGCTGGAGGGTTTTGGATCATGAACATTTATTGGGACTCTGACGCTGGTACCTGGATCATGTTGTGGTCTGATGGTGCAGAATATATATTGCGTGCCCATGATAGGGTGGAAGCTCAGCAACTGGCAGATGCAATGGAAGACGATGAAGGGATTTTGTATGAGGAATGAGGGAACTACTTGGTCTCTTTAGGCTTATGCCAGTAACATAATGTCTGTACAACAAGTTTTACATTTATATGAGGAAAAGTCATCATGTCATATACAGTGGAAATTTCCCAAGAAACTGCAGACTGTCTCAACATTACAGTAATGAAGTCCAGCTTAGAGGGTCTGCGCATGGATATTGCTAACTTGCAATACAGAACTGACCTTAAGGATTATGAGATGGAAGATCTTGCAGACTTTAAACAGCTAGAGCAGGCATTCACCACAGTGATCAGATATTATACCCCTCCGGATATGTGGCATCTGATCTAAATACCAACATGGACATAGTGGAATATAATGTGATTGGTAGCAGTGTGCGATTGGATGAAATTCCTCCGCACTTGAGAAAGATGAAACTTTTGGGCCGAGGGGCTACTACATTGGCCTTTGAGAAAGATGCTGCCACGGTGATTATCTTTACTAGGGATGCCATCAAGCTGGATTGGTTGAGAGATGGTCTACGCATGGTGCATGATTATCAAATCATAAATCCGGTCAGATCGCATCATATCAGGGGCATACAGGAACTACCTTTATTTCAGATCACCATGCCCAAATTGTACCCCTTGAGTGCTGCAAACCGTAAACTGGTCACAGATGAGATGCGCAATTTCACTCAGATCACACAGAAAGTGGGTTTGCGCACAGGCACATCGCACACCTGGCCACAAAAAATAAACCAAGTGATTGCAGATTATGCAGCGCACTACCCTCAAAGTGTGGTATTGCCGCTAATGGAATGGCTCACAAATTACGATCCAGATCAGTTTCACATGGACATGGGAGCCAGGCAGTTCAAACAGACATTAACCGGGGATCTGGTGCTGCTGGATCCTGTGGTTAGTAAAGAGCTCTTGGACTTACTCAAATCAAAGTTTGCAGCCTACAAGTGAATATCTGGCAGATAATTTGCATCATGACACATGTCATGAAAGTTTTTTTGTTCACAGTCTGCATACGCTGTGCCTCCACCTAGTTGTTCTACAGCCAGTACAGGATACACACAAGCAGTTTTGCCTTGTTTTGTGATAATCCAGTCTGCATTATATGTGGAATTTGTTTCCAACACCTGCGTGCCCCATCCAGTATCATGACCATACATGCTGACCAGCCATTCTGCATGGGATCTTTTCATCACATACATTTGAGTACCATACACATTGAATGGGTAGTCATGTAATGTGAAAACCTGGTTCACTTGAGAATACTTTGACTCAATATGATGCAGGGGATAAGGCGTCAAATACCCCAACATGCACAAGTCCAGTTTACATAACTCAAAATCTATCATGATTTTGGGTAATTGGTCATCTATGTCACGACGGATCAAGATGTCATCCTCCATGCACATCACATACGGGGCTGTGCCCTCCTGCACATAAGTTTCCAACATGGTCATGTGACCTTGCATCACACTCCATGCATGTGGATCCCATCTGTTACGGGCGAGGGCTTGTGAAATTTGTTCTGGTGTGGGGGCCCTCACACTATGTGCAACATCCACACCTTCACACATTCTCACATGCCATCCCAATTGTGCAAACTTGTGCATCATGTGCAGTCTTTTCTGAGGATTTTTATATGTGAGGCAGAATTTGTCTATGTGCATGTTGTGAATAGACTATACTTCATGCGCATGCACAGTCAATATCAGGCTAAAACCACCCCAGCTTTTTACCTGTGTGCACACGGGCATCAGCCTCTTCAGGTGTGCTGGGAAACCTCCAAGCCCAAATTGCAACCATAAACATGATTACGCCCATGCCCACAACCAACCAAATTTTGCCTGTTGTAATCCACAATGTGATCAGGCTGATGTCCATGGTGATCACCATCATCCACTTGGCCCTGCGAGGGACCACTCTCTTCTCTTGCCAGTTCCTTAGGAAGGGACCAAACAGCTTGTGGTTCATGATCCAGTCATGCCATCTTTTGTTGCTCTTGGCAAAGCAGAAGGCTGCTGCCACAGCAGGGGTGCTCCAGGGTATGCCAGGAGTCACGATGCCAATATAGGATATTCCCAAGCATATCATGCCTGTGACAAACCAAAGAGTCTTTTTAAACTTGTTCATGCGATATTTAATACGACTTAAATAGGTTTACATCAATTGAGGTACCTCATCATGAGTGGCACAAATAATCCTGACAATAAATTGCGCAATCTGCACAATGCACTCTCTTACAATGAGGTGGGCGAACCAGTTTTACGAGTTATATGGCAGGATGGTGGCGGCTTAACAACTGGTGCCAATGTTGCCGGCACAGAATATGTGCATCGTATCGTGGGCATGATAGACATCGGTGCCACAGGTGGCACATAGATACCAAATATTGGGTTCAATTCCAACGGCACTGGAGTAACAGTAAATGCACAAAGCTGGATCAGATTGACTCCTGTGAGTGCCACTGGTGCAAACACTGTGATTGGAACTTGGTCATAATCTCATATTAGTTCTTGACATGATTGTCTTATGTGCTATTATACAGCATAGGATAAGGATTGTAAGCAATATGAGCACATTCTCCTGCCCGCTGGTTCGGGTATCTGAGGTGATGGACCATCCAAATGCGGATCGTCTTTCTATTGTCAAGCTGGAAGGGTTGGGCTTTGTGTGTATTTCTGCCAAGCTGGAGGATGGCACTCCTCGCTACAAGACGGGCGACTGGGTGGTTTATATTCCAAGCGCCGCCATTCTGCCGGAATACCTGCTCAAGGAAATGGACTTCTGGAATTCCGAAACCCGCAAGGGTATGCTGGCAGGCAGCAATGGTGATCGGGTCAAGCCTCTCCGGCTGCGAGGTATTTTTAGTGAGGGGTTGCTGTATCCAGCATCAGTCACTGTGAATGACACCACTGAGATGATGCCTGAAGGTTATCTGCGCCGCTACTGGCAAGTGGCCCTAGGAGAAAGCGATGGCGAGCTTTTGATGCGCATCGTGCGGCTCATGCCCGTGAATAAATTGGAAGCTGTTGAGAGTATTGCAGGGCGCGATATGAGCGAACGTCTGGGCATCACTAAGTGGGAGCCGCCCATCCCTGCTGCAATGGCTGGTGAAGTTGCTAACATGGTGGAGCATCTTGTTAAGTATAATTTTGAGCGCTGGGAGCGGGTGCCAGACATGTTTGAGCTGGGTGAGCTAGTAACTGCTACAGAAAAACTTCATGGGACAAACATGTGCATCACCTGGGTGCCAGACTTCACACATGAGGAAATGTTCGGCACTCTGGGCAACATCCTGGTGAACAGCAAGGGCCTGGGTGCTAGTGGCCTAGCATTCAAGAACGACGATGCAAATGCTCACAACCTGTATGTGCGCACCCTGCGTGATCTACTCTCAAATGGATTTGAGCAGAAGTTGGTGAGCCTTGTGGGCATGCTTACTCAACCCAAGCAGTTGGAGATCACAACTGCACTGCCTGTGCGAATTTGGGGGGAGGTTTTTGGTCAGGGTGTGCAAGATCTGCATTACGGCACCACCAAGCCAGAGTTTGCAGTGTTTGATGTGCGCATTGGTGAACGGTGGCTCACAGATGCAGAACTTGCACAGGCTTGTGTGCATCTGGGAGTAAACAAGGTGCCGCTAGCCTACAAGGGGCCGTTTGATTTGGCAGCTCTGGGGGCTGTGCGAGATGGAGCAACCATGCTGGGTGGTGCCAACATGCGAGAAGGCATTGTGGTGCGCAGTGAGAATCTGGAACCACACGCCACACATGGTCGCCGCATTGCAAAATTTATTAGTCCGGATTACTTGACCCGCAAGTCTAAGAATCAAACTGAATTTAACTAATTTGGTCAAACTTGTGCATACAGGGAAAAACAACCCAATGAGTAAAAAAATCAGTGCAGGTATAGTGATCACAGACGGTGATCATGTGTTGGTAGGCCATGTGACTAATCATACACATTGGGATATTCCCAAAGGTGGTCTAAACCAGGGTGAACCACCTTTGCAAGCTGCAATTAGAGAGTGTATGGAGGAAACAGGCATTCAAGTGCCTGTTTCTGAGTTACAAGTTTTGGGCATGTATGATTACAAACCCAAAAAGGATCTCATGTTGTATTTGTGGTGTGTGAAACAAATGCCTGACGCAACCACACTCAAATGTGATAGCAAATTCACAAACAATAAAGGCAACAAGCAGCCCGAACTGGATGCATTTGCATGTGTGAAATGGGAACAGATTTCGGAATATTGTCAGCCTGACTTGGTAAAAGTGTTAAAAATATTGGAGAAAAAAGCACGTGACACAGCTAAAAAACACTCACTCACATGAAGAACTTCATACAGCCTTACAAAACAATGTGGTGTGTGTGAACTTCAGGAAGGCAGATGGGTCTGTGAGACACATGAAGGCCACTCTGCAAGAGCATCGCTTGCCAGAGCTCCGCTCAGAACAACCACGCATGGAAAAGAGTAATCAAGTATTCCGTGTATGGGACCTGGAGAAGCAAGCATGGCGCAGCTTCAGGACCGACAGACTGGAGTCATGGGAAATCCAAATCCCATGACTGATTACACAAATGAAGATTACCTAACACCCACAAAGGTCAGTTATTACATCACTGCTCCTGAGGAGGGCTGGCCCACATTTGATCAAATTCCTGATAAACTAAAGTACATTCTGCGTCCTATTGCAGAAACATTGGCCATGCTGGATGGTAATGCATTCTTTAGTGCAGAAAATGATTGGTATGTGCAATACATGCCTGAGGCATATGTGTTGTTCAAGGATAATGGGGGTATAAATGGCTGGGCTGGGCGAGCACACTGGGTGACAGATCTTAATCATGAGAATGCAGAAGTGGCCCAAGCATATGAAAACTGGCGCATGTTGAAAAAGTTATATCAACCATGAATGAAATGTTTGAAGACAGCTTGAATGCCCTGCACAAGAATTCGGGGTGCCATGTGGACCTACTGCTGACGGATGCATGTGTTCAAGAGTATTATGAACAACGACAAGCACTCTTTAAAGCTAAATCTCAAGCTGTGCAAGATGCTATTGCACTGATTGAACAAAAATATCAAGTGGATTTATGGCAGCTTGAGCAAGAGTATGCAGTGTATGTGAGCATGATCACACCTCAAAAGGACGCCTAACACATGGCAGAAGTCAGAACAATTATCCCAGAAAAACTTTATGTGGGCCTGGGTCATCAATCACGCACCAGCCATCCGCTAGCTTCCCTAACTGCGTGGGGTACTGATGCTGCAAGTAAGAACCGGATGCAAACTGTACAGCATAACAGCAAACAAACCTGGTGCATGGATAATACCCCTCAGTGGGGCATGCGTATTGCAGGTGCAAGTTACAAAGATGAACTGTTCATTCAGGACCCCAGGGGATTCAGTGTGAGTGTGGGCACCACTCATGTGCTGTGGCTCATGAAAACATGCACTGTTGTGGATGGTGTGATTCAAGCCCCATGTGTGTGGGCCAGAGTGAGTGGACGAAATACATTACTTGTGGTAGGCTCCCAAGCTCATGACCTAGCCACCATCCAGACTCGTGTGGCCAATAGCAAAGTGAGCATAAAACAAGTCAGACTGGGAGATTGGATCACGCTACAGAATGGCATGCAAGGTGTATATATGGGTAAATTCCACACCCTCATGTTTGATACAACCATGGGGTGGCGTTCAAACCAAGCCATGGAGAACCGATTGAGTGTGGTTGGTGTCACTAAAACAGTGTTGTGGCAACCTAATGTGAAGCGTGCTTGGCTGCCCAAGAAATACCAAACACTAATGTTTTTGAGTAATATCACTGTGGCTGAACACACACCGCATGATCATGTGTACACAGATGTTCAAGCTGAACTCAAGGTTAATGAACTTTTAAATGATACAACTTGTGATGTATCTCCCAACCTCAGGGGCTATAATCATGGCAGGGTATTGTATGCTACACGAAAGGTGCCCGAGTTGGATAAGTTGATCATCCAGCCAGAATCTACTGTGTGCATGACTGCAGATGAAGCAAGTGTAATGCCATATAAAATGCATTACAGTGAGAATGGCATAGATTTTTGGATGTGGGGCAGCACAACTCGTAATGGTGTGGTCAACTTGTTGGAATGGGACAAAGTTGCGTTGAACCAAAACCAGCTTAGAGTGCGGACCACAAAAAAAACGTCAGGTTTTCATGAGAATAATACTAAAATTTTAGATGTTAATCAAGTGTTGGGTAATTTGTATGTGATGAAATCCACTTATGTGAGCAGTCTGGGTAACAAGTTGGAAGCCTGTATCTAACTTGATCAGCATGTTACATGATTGTAAGAACAATTGGTATATCATTAGAAAAAATGGTTGACAAATGGTTCACTCATGCTATTATGCACATACAGAACAAGGAGCCCGCCATGTTGTCAGATGATGTCAAGGTGCTGCAAACTGCTGGCCACCAGCCTGCTGCAAGGGTGTTTGCGGATCTGCGCGAAAATCAGGCACATGCTCTGTATACACATTCAGACTTCTTTCAGAGTTTTGTGCACCAGGACAAGGTTGCACAGGTCAAGCAAATTGTGGAAGCCTTCTTCAAGGTGCGCAAGGGCATTTATGTGAACCATCGTGCTAACAGGGGTCAGCCCTTCACTGTGATCAAGGTGGACAATCCGCAATTCCCAAGCATGAGTGCAAAGCAGATTAATTCTGTGTATCGTGCCCCTCTCCGGGCGCTGGGCGTGGAAATTATCTTTTCAAAGGCCAGTGATTCATACTTATACAGGATCAAATGATGCACTGTGTTCAAAATACATGCTGCATGATCCATATGTTTGATCGGTATTAGATCACATGTTACCTGGTATTTCTTGGCATGCACTTTTTCCTTATGAGGTTGTGCTTGGTAATAGTTACTGGAGTAAACACAATATGATTTTGGAATGGCTCAACGCGCACATGTCACCAGGTGTGCGAATGAGAGGGTTGATACCCCAGGATCCCAACCATATACATGTGCGTTATGCACATGATCACTTTTGTAATTATATTATTTTGCGTTTTAAAGATCATTCAGACATGTTGCGTTTCCAGTTGTCATGGTGTTAATAGCATTGTGCCTGGCTTAATGTAATAACATGAGAAACAAGTTGTTGACAACCAATAGCATTTGTGCAACTGATCTCACATCACATGTGAGCAACATTCGTCAACTAAATAGCCTATCTAGATCAGGACCATATTATGACTGCACATAGCATGCGACTATTAATGGAGGCAGTAAACTCTAGTTTAGTGGGTGAGGCTGTGGTGGATACACCACAAGACACCCTGTGTGACATCTTCACCTCAGAGGGCAAGCTGAAAGATGAAGTGAGGAGTATGGTGTTGTATGGGATAAAAACTATTACAGCTCAATTTCCTGAAGCCAAACTGCAAGATTATTGGATGGTGGGAGCCACAGTCACATACCAATATTCAGACACAAGTGATATTGATACCACATTAGTTTATGATTCCACTACCCCTAAAGAAACCTTTGATAAGATATGGGACTTCTCTCGCACCCTGGAAAACCAAATACCTGCCTGGATGGGTAAACGTCCTTTTCAATTCACTCCCCAAAAGGGTGGAAGTAGATCTAATATTCCTAATGCTGATGCAGCATACGATGTTCTAAAGAAAACATGGATCAAGGAACCACCTCCTCCCAAAGAGGTCTCTGACATGTATCAACAAGATATTGGCAATGCTAGCAGTCAAGTAAGGAAAACATATAGTGCTGCAGAGCGTGTGGTCCAGCCCGTGTTGCAACGACTGGCCCATGATCTGGACACATGGGGCAAGAGTCAATCTCCTACCGATTGGTCTCATATTATGCAACTGCTCAAATCAGCTAAAGATCGTTATGATTCTTTGCAAAATTGGAGAAACAAAGCATACACCAACATACCCACCAACAGACCCAGCCAAAACTGGAACACAGGCAATCTCATATACAAAATGTTTGACAGAGAAGGATATCATAATATCTTCGTAACGATAAAACAGATTGTGAACCTTAATGATAAATACAAACAACAAACATTGGCCACACAGTTATCATCCATGTTAAATTCTGTCATACATGATGAAATTGGTTTTGTGCCAGAATCTCACCAACCACATAAGGAAACCACTATGGATGCAACTTTTTTCCGCAAATATGCAGACATCATCCAGGCTGCTCACACAAGTCCTCTGCAAGAAGCAGAGGATGCACCTGTGAGTCAAGCAGAACTCACCAATCTGTATAAGCAGGGCAAACCTGTTCACTTTGTAAAGAACACTCCAGTTGCGCTGGTGCCCTTTCAACAGCTGGAAAAATTGGTGGGAGATCAGGCAGCTGACAAGATCAAACAGCTAGCAGGTGCTGTGGACAAGACCTCATATGACCAAGCCTACAAAGATAATGGTTATGTGGTGTTCCAGTGGAACAGCAAGGACAATTCACCAGATATCTATATAGCCAATACAAATGTGGTCAAGAGCAAATATGTGAAGTTCAGGGGTCAACTGCCCTCAGATGCCAAAAGCCGCAGCAAGATCCCCAGCTTGGTGGTCATGCAACATTTGAATGTGGATCCCAGTCGCATGCCCTTTTATGTGAAAGTGGCTCCTGTGGAGATGGTGCATGTGAATGATTTAGGACTTGCTAACAAGACCATTCAGACCAATTGGGGAGAACAGACAGTTCAAGCAGGTGGATACTTGGTAAGAGAAGAGAATGGTCACATCTACACTGTGGCGCCAGATGCGCAAGGTTTACCCATAGGTTATGTGAAGACTAAACTGGTAGTAAGTGAATTATCGTCTGCCTAATAGTTGGTTTAGTGAATCCATACTCTGCACAGATCTCTGCTCCGATTCTCTGTCTAGGCGCTCGTGCTGATTGGACTGACGCCGCGCCACGGCCAGACGGTGTAGAATGCCGTGTAAGATGGTAACATGCATGTTAGCAAGATAAAGATTTTGGACTGTTGCTTGAACTTGATGAGGTTGTGATTGCAATTGTTGAACCCACTTAATCCAATCCAAGTTAGGATTTACAGGTCTCTGTGGATCTTGGTTATTCCATACCTTCTCCATGTCATCCAGCCGTTCATTCATATTTGCAGCAACTTGGTTGAGCCTGGCTGCAAGCCCAGTATCTCCCCTGCTCAATGTGGGTAAAACTTGTGTTAGCTCACGCATTTGCTTAACCCAGTTATTAAATGCCTGGTTAGCCTGGACAGCCTCTGAAGTTTGTGCTTGTGTGGTGGCTGCAATCTGCCTATCTGTCCCCATAGCTGCTGTAGAAGAAGGAGATCCTGCTAGACCGGCCAAGCCCATGGCCGCAGCCCCAATTACTCTACCCACAGGACCTATCTCTTGTAGGTTCTCCTGTGATTCTAACAGTTGTATCAGCTCTCTCATGGATTCGGTGGGGGATTTGTTTGTCATGTGATTATTTATTTGACTTAACGTATTTCCAGTATATTATGAACTTAACAAACAGGGGACCACAATGATGATTCGTAAGCTTGCACTTCTGGTAGTGATTACAATGCCCCTGACGGCATGTGATGACCCAGCTAAAGTGGCTCGCCAGAACCTGATTCAGGCAGCAGACAACTTTGAGATCAACCGTCGTATCACCTTCATCAACGGCATGACCAACCAATCCATGCTGGAGATTGAAGGCTATTGCAGCCTGGAGATTCGCACCAACGTGCTGGAAGCCATCTGCAAGACTGGTCGCAACGAGTTCAAGCGACATCACCTGGGCCTGGCCACCACTGTGAGTTACATCAGCGAGCAGATTGATCCTGCACCAGCCAGCACTTATCGCTATCGCGTCACGTTCAACCCCACTGTGATCATTCCGGATGTGCGCTTGAACCACAACTGATCATACCTGTTTGTGCTTGACAGTGGATATCATCGTGCTATAATGCAGTCATAACAGGAGATACCCATATGGCGTACAGCACTTGTATTGAAGACTATCTGGAGGCCATTGCAGGTTGCGACGCCTTCTTTGTGGCTGAACGTCCCTACGGTAAGATTATCAATTACCGTCAGATGGGCAACGATGTGTTCCCTGATCCTGCTACCGCACCTGATGCGCATACTGCACGATTGTGGGCCTTGCGTCGTCAGTGCCGTGGTTTGATCTTTGATCTCGCTGGGAATGTGATTAGTCCTGGGTTTGAGAAATTTTTCAATCTGGGAGAACGCACTGAGACCCTGCTGGAGAATATCCCTTTTGATCAGCCTCATGTGATCATGGAGAAGATGGACGGTTCCATGGTAAGGCCCATGCCCTTGGCAGATGGTGGTTACCTGATGTCCACCAAAATGGGGCCCACCGATGTGGCTGCAAATGCTGATCGTTGGGTGCGTGCTCATGATAACTATGACCTCTTCATGCGAGACACTATTGCGCAAGGTCTCATGCCACTGCTGGAATGGTGTTCTAGGCAGAACCGGGTCGTGATTGACTACCCTGAGGACCGGCTGGTGCTGCTGGCTGTTCGAAATGTTCGCACTGGCGAGTATCTGCCTCTCAACATGATGCTGGATCTGGTTGAGCATTATAGTGTGGATGTGGTGCGGCGCTATGTGGGCACGCCTGACAGCATGCAACAACTCATGGAAGAGACCCGAGACCTACAGGGGCAGGAAGGCTGGGTGATCTGGTTTGACAACGGTTATCGTGTCAAGCTCAAGGCATCAGAGTATGTGGCCATTCACAAAGCCAAGGAAGGCATCCTGCGTGAGAATGGCGTAATCAGCATGATGCTGGATGAGACGCTGGATGATGTGAAGGCACACTTGCCTGAAGCAGATCGTGAGCGTGTGGAACAGTTTGAGCAAGCATTCTGGTCAGGCATCTCTGAGACCGGAAACAGCTGGCAGAGTCAATTTGCAGCAGTCAAGGCTGAGTATGGTGATGATCGCAAGGCATTTGCGCTGGGTGCTGCCCAGAGCATGGAAGGCTTCCTGCGCACTGCTGTGTTCAAGGCTTGGGCTGATGCACAGTTTGATTTCCGTGCTGCTGTGCTGGATGCAGTCAGCAAGAATCTGAGCACGGGTGTCAAAACTGACGCTGCAAGGCATTTGTGGGGCGGTGCTCGGTGGGACTTTGCAGTCAATACGGGTGATGAGTAATGACACAAAAGCAAAGGCTGCGCACATACGAACGTTTCATGCACGCAATGAGTATGCATGTGGTTACAATGAATCAAGATAAGATTCGTCAAGGTGTGATGCTCATAGATAGCTGGAGCTATGCTCACAGGGTGGGTAACGGAGAGCTAGGGCCACGAGCACAACAACAGTGTGTGGATAATGTGGTGCGCAAGATGGAGTCATATGCATGATGGTGGATGTGAACATACTACATCGATATGTGCTGTTTGGTGGCTGCACATATTATGCAAGCGGTGGCTGGCTGGACATGCAGAACAGCTATGCAGATCTGGAATCAGCCTGGACAGCCTCACAAGAGTTGATGAAATCAGCTGACTTTGATTGGTGGCAGATTTTGGACATGAATTTGGGCAAGATTGTCAGCCAAAGTGAACATCAAGCACACACATGACTGGAAAGTGAAAACAAATGGAAAATAAAGTGGCCCTTGCCCTAGAGCTGGCTATCCGATCAGCACCCTATCAAATTGAAAAAGATCGCTACGCTCAAGCAGCACAAGAGATCCGTAGGCTGCAACAGCTAGTGGATGCTCCAAAAACACTGGATGTGGCAGAAGATAGTTTGATCACATATGATGGTGCTATTTGGCATGCAGATGAATCTGATCATTGTGTGAGAATCTTCCGTGGGCACATGCAGATTATCAAGGCACCCAAGCGAGACACTCCTTATGAGGAATATTGGCCCACTTCCGATCAACTCACCTGGATGTTGCAAGTGCTCAATCAAGCGGAAATGACGCGCTCATGACAAAAAAATATGAAATGCGCACACAATTTGAATCGGACTGGAGAGCCAGAATTACCAAATCCAAGACTTTATATCAACACCGTATGAATTATTCATACTTGAATCAGGATTTTGTGAATCCAGTCACAAACCTCCAAGAGGAGAGGATCTCTATCATGCAGGTGGAGATAGCAGAACCAGATCTGGATGCCATGATCCAACAACTAAAAGATGCAAATTGGCATGTTCTTATCCAAAACAAATATCCACATCTGCGTGCAGCTTACATGGAATATCTCACACATGTGCACATGACTGTGGATCAAGATTCATTTTGACACCTGTTTGAGATATGTTATTATATGTTCATATTAGTAATTAACACAAGGACCTGATCTCATGTTACGCAATCAAATCTTGGACACCAGCTTCAATACAGAAGGTCATTCCCATGCGGTTGTAAGCAATTTAAATCACAAGTTTTGGCAGGAATGCACAGCCACCGAAGTGGTGAGTGTGCGCTTTGAACTGGACACCAAAGGCACAGAGCTGGAAATGTTCCACAAGATCAAGCAAGTGTGTTTGAATTTGTTTCCCCAAACACTAACACAGGGCAACTTTATTGGTTCCAGTGAGTTTTACGTACAGGCAGGAAATTTGGTGCTTGTGCAAGTACGAAATGGATCTTATCGCAAAAACCGTTCAGGTATCTGTGAGTATGCCATTGACATCATGGGCGATGAAGTAAATGTGCATGCAGTGCGGGCACAAATTGAACACATCATGCGCGACAAAAAATTGGTGAAGATCAGTTGGCATTATCTGACCAATCGTGGCACAGACTCTGCCAGTTTGCATGTGACTGGTCTCAACCAGCATATCCGTGATGAGTACTATCCTTGGTTCAAGCAGGGCGTGGCTGAATTTATCAAAAGCTACTTTGACAACCCTGCTGCTGTGTTGGTGCTGTATGGCCCACCTGGCACAGGCAAGACCAGTTTCTTGCGCCATCTGTTGCTCACGCAGGGCGTGAATGCAATGGTCACATATGATGACAAGGTACTAAACAAGGATGAGTTTTTTGTGAACTATCTGACCGATGAAGATCATGATGCGCTCATTGTGGAAGATGCAGATGTGTTTCTGGCACCACGTGAAGATGGTGAAAACACACTCATGAGCAAGTTCTTGAACGTGAGCGATGGGCTCATCAAGATCATGAACAAAAAAATGATCTTTACCACCAACATCACACAGCTAAACAAGATTGATGCAGCTCTTCTACGCCCTGGTCGTTGCTTTGACGCAGTGGAATTTCGGGAGTTAACCCCTGTAGAAGCTGCATGTGCTGCCCAGGCAGCAGGACAACCTGAACAAGACTGGGACTCACAACGTGCATGGAGCTTGGCTCAGCTGTTTAATGTGGGGGAACAGTCTAGTCCCACCAACCGGTTCCGTATGGGATTTAGCTAATACATGATCATACAGAGGTAATCACATGCCAGTGGGATTAACGGTCATGATTGATGAAAATAGACCCATGGCCTTCTGGGACAACTTTTTGGATGCCCAGGAATCCCATGAGAATCTGGACATGGATAAAATGTTGGCCAAATGGGGCGCATACACCAATTGGGATGATTGGTCAGATCCAGTATGGTTTACTGACCAAGAGTGCCTGGCTGCCTTTTTGTTGGCATGGTCATGAACACACATTTTCTGCACACAGTCACACTGCCTGGGGATAAACTTTTTTAGTGGGTGTTTGGTTGTATGCAAATCTGCCTGACATGGATGATCCGGGTGACACATCAGACTGGTTGTGGGACTGTGAATATTGTGTGATGTCTAACACACATATACTCATTCCGGCATGATCATCATGCTGCATGGTTGGCACTTTCATGCACGTAGATCAGTCGCGGGTTTTTTTGGCTCTGCCCAATGCCTGAACATCTTTAACAGTGGGGTCTCGCACATCCCGAGCGCCTGCTCTCACAATCTTGCCCACTTTTTTGTCTCTAATGGCTTTTTCTGCCTTGGCAGGTGTTGCAAACGAATCACCTGTCATTTTGTCCACAATCTCACCATCTTTGGTCATCTCAAAACGCTCATCACCTGCCAATTCTTTTAACACCTTACCCATTTCCACAATATTACGGAATACAGGCTTACCCGAAGGATCTTCCACCTTCAAACGGGCCTTCACCAGCACACGATCAGGTTTGCCTGCCTCATGTACAACCACTGTGGGTGTTTGTAATGCACTTGAACTGGTCTTGATGCTGCATTCCAGGTCCACATCCTTCAACTGTTTTTCCAAGTTTTGAAAATTTAATTGGTCATATCCGGCAATGGTGGGTGCATTTTTGAGGGCCACTAACACCACGTCATTTTCTGCGCCTCTAGCAAAGTGCTGTATACCACGGGCCAAGTTGGTGACAAAGTTGGCTTCTTTACTAGCACTGGCTGATCTCAGTTCTGTGCTGATTTGATCCTTCACCCAGAAATATGCTGCACTGGCTGCCTCCACTGGCGAGCCAGTGTCCCATTCCTTTTGTATGGATACTGGTAGTGAAACACCAAACAGTGTGTGCATGAATTCTTTTATGCTGTCAAAGCTGGTACCATACTTTTGACCAAATTGTTCCACATCAGATGCTTTCAAGCTAATGTTCAGCTTGACTGGCTTGCCATCAATCTTGACCCTCACATCCACCTTGGTGCCAGTTTGTTCACTCATACCATCACTTATGATTTCCACAACATTGGAATCTGGGTCATTCAGGATGTGGTCAATTTGATTTTGTACCTGTTTATTCTTGTTACTGAACAATTGTGCGCTCTTGAGAGCACCAATATACCCTGATCTGTCCTCACTCATGAGTGCATCCATGCTCAGCTTGTCCAGTTTGATTAACAGTTTTACTTTGTTACCATCCACAGTTTTGGTATATGTGGCCTTTCCAATAGGTGCCTTCCTGCCCTGCTGAATATATTCCAGTTTGCCGCCTTGTGTGTTGTGTTTGATAGCATCCAGAATCTTAATAATGTGCTGTTCTCTCACAGGTTTATTGTTGATAAACCTGGCTGTGAGTGCCACCCCCAATAGGCCTTCTGCCAAGTTACCCACATTGTAGCCCTTTGCACCAGCGCCACCGCCAAACTCAGTAGTCTTCTTCAAGTTGCCAATGGCCATAGTTTGACCGTCCAGCGTGCGTATCTGAATCTTGCTGATCTTTTCTCCAGCCAACAACCTATCAAAGATTTCTTTTAATTCATCATGTGTTTCAGGATCAATTAATATCTGTTCGCCTGTGCGTTCCACAGTGAATGGAGTTTGTTCCTGTACCATGTTCAGGAACTTTTGTATACGCCAAGGTCGTTTAACTAATGCGCTTGCATCCAGCCCTGATTCCATAATTGTGTGTGATGCGGTCAACTGCTGTATTCTCATGTGTGGATCCCTTGTCTTAGTTATACAGTATGTAAAGTTACTAAATGTGAAAATATTTATAAATAGGCGTAAGACATGCGTTATGTGGAGGCTCTACAGTGTGGTTCATCAAAACAATTACCTTGGTCATAATGCTGTTTGGTATCTTCTGGATTAGTGGGTATATGGCCACTTGGGTGTTCAAGCTAACTGGATGTATTTGGTCTGGTTCAGCTATATTTGGGGTACTCATGGTGACCAGTGGACTAAGCCTTGCACTCACAGAATCTTGGACATGGTTAATTGACCTTATTGGTTACTAGTATGAGACCAATCTTCCCATATAAGTTGACTGTAATGTGTAATCTGCTATGCTATAGGGATGGAAATTCAATTACACAGCTTAATTTTGTTATGCGGGCCTGACTTCTCCGTGAAACATGCATGGGCCCAGAATAACTTCTGTGCACATGAAATAGTAACACATGCACATGTTTCACACACATTAACTGGTCATATAACCAGTACCATCAACAGATCTGAAATACGTGAAGAGATAAAACATCAGGTGCGGCTCAGACTCAGTCTAGGTCAACAAGTTGTGTTAATCCTGGATCATACATCTCATGTGGATGTACATCCGTGGGCAGATTTATGTGACAGTCTGGGCACCAACATGTATGTGGTGCTGTTCAATCAAAAACTTACAACCAGTCGTGCACCCTGTGTACGTGCAGAACAAGTACAGTTTAGTAAACTGTGTGTGCAAAAAATACTTGCTGTGGGTGATGTGCATGGAGATTATAATGCTATGAAAATGGCTTATGATCATGCACAAAGGAATAACTTGCATGTGGTTTGGTTGGGGGATGTTGTGGATTATGGTGATCATAATCTGAAATGTGTGCATTTGGCTTACCAGAGTGTGAAAAACAGACAGGCACACATGATTTGGGGCAATCATGAGAGAAAGATTGGTAAGTGGTTGGATGCTCACATGGGCTCACAATATAGAGGCAGAATGAGTGAAGCCAACCAGAAAACCATAAGAGAGATTGTAAGCCTGGCTCCTCACCGCCAACAGCGGTTCCTGAGTGCTTGGAAATTCTTAGAGCAAGCAAGCTATCAAGTATTACATTTGGGTGCATGGACATTCACCCATGGAGCCATTCATCCAGATGCAGGGCAGCAGAATTCACACAGATTGCCTGGTGTTGCTGGAGAGTGGGCATACTTCGGCGAGGTTCACACCCAAACACCAAACACAGAAGGCTACCCGCAACGATGCTGGAATTGGGTGGACCAATTACCTCCAAATGCTAAAGTGGTGGTGGGGCATGATTGGGTAGATCGCACACACATGCAAGTGACTGTGAAAACAGGCATCCAAGGTGCACAAGTATGGTGTGTGGACACAGGCTCCAGTAAAGGTGGGCATTTGAGTGCACTAGAAATTGATTTAAACACAAATAAATGGGAGACTAAGGTGTTCACACCTTAAACATTTGCGCATGAGCCACACATTAATCTTGAACAAAGACTACACACCGTTGGCTGTTGCTCCGTTGAGCACAATTAATTGGAAAGAAGCTGTAAAATTGGTTTACCTTAACCAGGTGGATGTACTTGAGTATTATGACAATTGGTTTGTGCATAGTCCCAGTGTGACCATTCAGATGCCCAGTGTGTTGGTGAGCAGAACATATGTGAAAACTTCCCGGAGTATCAAGTTTAATAAGACCAATTTGTGTATTAGAGATGATTTCTCCTGTCAATATTGTCAAAAGAAGCTAGATCAGAAGCTACTCACTGTGGACCATGTACAACCCAGGTCCAAGGGTGGTAAAACCAATTGGAACAACGTGTGTTGCGCCTGTTCCAGGTGTAACACTCACAAAGCCAACCGTGTTGATTGGAAACCCATCAGAGAGCCACACAAGCCCACTTATGGGGAATTGTTGGTCAAGGTCAAAAACATGCCTCTACAAATTCCTGATGAGAAATGGGCACCCTACTTGGGGTGGCCCCCTCATTTGGTGCATGTGAAGAAAAACCCTTATAATATTATTGACTACAACGATCAATCTGATTAAAGTCAATTATAAATTAAACTTGAGGGTATAAAAATGGATACCACTTCCCCTTCACAGGGTATCAGTCTGCAAGATCTACAAAATGTTTTGGTTGTGATTGATCTTGCATGCTCCAGAGGAGCAATTCGTGCCCCTGAACTCACCACAGTGGGTCAGTTGTATGATAGAATTAAAAAATTTGTGCAGCAAAGCACACCAAACGCCACACAGGAAGGATCACAAGATGTTTGAAGGTATGTTAAAACACACTGGAATTTTAAATAATACAGGTAAGAATGTGGTGGTAGCCTTCATGCGTCTGCCAGAAGATGCAGACCATGCACTAGTTATTGACACAGATGCACTGCCTGACATGTTCAACGAGTCACTGCGTAAGGTTGTGGAAAGTGTGGAAGGACAGAATGCTAAGAATTTAGCAGATGTGCTGGCCCGCCGCATGAGTCCAGATGGTTCAAACACCACCATGCTACAGAAGTTTCACATGGCCAATCGTCTCATGAAGACACCTGTTAATAATGTGACCATGACGCCCAAGAGGGGTGTCAGATGGCCTTTGACTGATGTGATTGCAGCCATGGAATCAGACACAAGTGCCCCACAAGGATTTGATGATTTGGATCCAGAGACCAAGGCATCAATTGCAGCTGAAGTTAAAAAGTTTAACATGCATGCCCACAACACAGAAGGCGAGACTGTATCAGGTGTAAAGGGTGATGCTAGGGCACTGCTGGAAATGGCCCAGCTACTGGAATCAGACGCTCAGAGTAAGAGAGAGCAAGCCTACCGTATGGACCCTGGTTTGCGTCCCAAGCAAGTTAAAATGACACCAGTCACTGAGACTGTCCAACAAGATGATTTGACCATGTCAACAGGATTTGATAGTGGACAACAGCCTGTGCGTACCAAACGAGCTACAAAAAAAGCAGCTGGGGGATAAGCATTTAGGACCTCACCCTGTTAAATATGGTTATATCAGGGTGAGGTTCCAAATGGCCAAACGTAAAACTCCTGAGGATCTAGAATGGGAACAGATCTTCAGTGCACTACAATTCGATACAGAACCTGATCCCAAGTACATAAAACAGGCAGTAGTGGAAACTAAAACAGGTAAAAAGTTCAAACTGAACGGAACCGAATTCCACCATGTGATGGCTCAAGAGCGTGAAATGGACCCAGAACATGCAGCCATTGTGAGCTGTAAAATCACATTAGATTTTAACAAGATCAAAACAGATGTAAACCGTTTTGCACATGCTCATTTAGTAAAGAGTGCCAAGCGCCATGCATATAGTAAAGCACAACTCAAAAGCAGACGCATATTAGCCAAAGCATGTGCAAAGCCTCCTGTCAATCCTGGTTGACTTAGCATGGAATTCCGCTCAAACTACCTGATATGAAAGGGAGTTTGAGCGAATGACGCATTGGAGTGAAGTTGAACAGAGTTCAGCATATGTGAAGGTGCTAGACCATGGATTTGTGGGTCTAGTGGATGTTATGGGTGATGATTCCTCCATTGTGCAGGCTGCCAGAACATCTTATGGCAAAGGCACCAAATCAGTTAGCGAAGATCGCGGTCTGATCAGATACCTAATGAGAAATTTTCACACTTCGGTTTTTGAAATGATTGAGTTCAAGTTCCACATCAAGCTGCCCATCTTTGTCATGCGCCAGCATGTGAGACATCGCACAGCCAACCTGAATGAATACTCTGGTCGATATTCAGTAATGACTGATGAGTTTTATATTCCTGAGCAACATCGTCTGCAATCACAAAGTGTGCTAAACAAGCAGGGTAGCGGTGCACAACTGGGCGGTGCAGAGCTGGAGGCAGTTCATGATCTGATCAAACACATGAGCACAGAAAGCTATAAGTCATATCTGGCACTGATTAATGATCCACAATCTGAAGATTATTGGCCTATGGACGGTCGCCAAGGCCTAAGCCGTGAACTTAGCAGAATCATCCTGCCCCAGAACAACTACACAGAATGCTACTGGAAGATTGATCTCAAGAATCTGTTGCACTATATCAGGTTGCGAGCAGATTCACATGCCCAGTGGGAAATTCAAGAGTTTGCAAGAGCCCTGGCTCAGTTTGTTAAGGCACAGTGCCCTATTGCGTTTGAAGCATTTGAAGACTACATGGAACACAGCATGACCATCAGCAGGCTGGAAAAGAACCTCTTGCAGGATGTGATCAAGAGCAGTAATCAAGCTGGCATAAGCTTTGAGGAATGTTATTATATTATGAAGCAATCAGCTGATAATCTTGCTGTAACATACGGCATGAGCAAGAGAGAGCTCACAGAATTTGAAACTCAGTGGCAGCTTACTGCATCATGACTTTATGCTGAGCGCTGCCTGTTGACGTTTTAGTTCTAGTTGATGATACTCTGAATCTGACAAACTTGTGTTTACACCCAGGTGTTGTTGTCTTAAATGACGCAATACCTGCCAGTCTGTATTCTGCAAGAATGCTTTGGCTTGTGCATTCTGCGCAGCTTGTTCCTGAGTTCGTAATACATGATCAGGCATAGCCTTTACTGAGCTGTCCAGGACGTCAAAATAATGTGTACGATCGTTCAGTTGTTTGGCTTGATCTTGTGTAATCTTAACCACCTGTACTGTGGAGGGTACATGGGGTTCATAATTCAAAACTGATACAACTGTGTTGTTTTCAATGCATACGTATGTCATTTTTATTTCCAAATTGCCAAAAAGTGTGCTGAAGGAGGTAAGCGTTGTTCACTGTTTAGTATTGTGACCCTCACTCTGTCCGATAATACTGCGAAATCACATGTTAGTGTATCATTATTGTCCACATTACCGTCAAAGTAAATGTATGCAATACTGGGTATAAAAGCTATCAAATTAGACATCACCTTGCCCACTGGTGGGTACACATCAAAGTAATTATTAGTAGGATAGGTGGTTTGCAGTCTGCCATATGAGAACACCAAGTTATCCACATACTGTTTGGTGGCTGCATGCAATGCAGCGGATGGGTCCGCATTCAAGGTGAGAGCACCTGTCATGGTGTCTCCTGTCTTATTAACAGGTGTATAAGGTAATCTGGCCACATTCAATGTGCCTGTGCTCACATTTGAGGCATTCAAATAATATGCAGGCAGTTGGCCACCCAATTGTGATGAATTACCAGCCAAGGTTGCAGTTGATGCTACCCCATAAAAATTGACAGCGTAAATGTCCTTGAACGGAGAGCCTAATGAGCCCATGTTCACATTACTATTCAAAGGAGTGTTAGATTGATCCAATCTCATCCAGGAGGCAGCAAGCACACCGCCCAACCTCACACTATTATCTGCCACTGTGGATATTGCAGTTTCGCCCTGTAGCACAAATCCAGGTTCCATGTTGAGGCCAGCTCTTATCACAGTGGGCGTGAATCCTGGTATTGCGCCCGAATTGGTAATAAATGACTCACCGCTCCACACAGCTATCACGTTACCTTGTACACTCATTCTTATAATACTATGATCAGTACCGTTCTCGTCTGTCACTTTAAAAACTTGAGTGTCTGTAAATGATATTTCTGCACCAGGGACAGGATCACTTAGATCACTTGCGCCCATGGGACTTAACAGTTTCCATGTGGCAGTGTTATCATACACAAACAGTTGTTTTTTACTCAAATTATAAAACAATTGGCCCACTTGAGCCACAGGTGGAAATTGGGTGCCTGTTATGGTTTTACCAGTATTGATCCATGACCCACCGTTCCACACCTTTAACTCTTGGTTTGAACTGTCATACCAAACTTGTCCTTGTGTGGGGTTAAGAGGGGGCGTGGCTCCATTGAAGTGTTGCAGCATCCACACCAAGTTTTCCACAACCACTTCACCATAAGGTTTATAATCGCGCCCAGGCAACCTCAGACTTGTGGCTGTATTATTAACAGTTTTGTCGTTGACACCCACTAATTGGGAACCATTGTAGTTGTTTATAATATAAACCATGAAAGACCTTTATGTGCACGCACCTTTTGTATATTTAGATGATACGCACACTGTTACCTGTATGCTCTCACTCTCATGCTCCAGTTATCCGCAGTTAGTATCATGCTGCTATGACTGCTATTGGCTTGCAAATACACACCTGGTGAATCTAGCCCCACATATATTGTAACCTGTGTGGTAGTTTTCTTAATGGCTATACCATTGTTGGCAGTGATAGAGTTAGCGCCTGGACTGATCTCTATAACATCATCAATCACGTAACCACCTTCGGGTACTATGTTGATTAAGTCCACAGTAACAAATCTGGGCAAACCACCCAAACTATGAGTGAGTGGATAAACACCATTTGCAGCAATAATAAATCGACCACTTTCGTAAACATTTAATAAAAGACTGTCCACATATTGCTTGGTTGCAGCATGTAAGGCTGTTGTGGGGTTTGCAGACAAGGTAAGCATGCCTGTCATGGCATCACCAGCTTTATTAAGTGGAGCATAGGGCAGTCTGTTCACACTCAGTGTGCCTGAGGTAATATTAGTAGCATTCTGGTAGTAGGATGCCGCTTGTCCATTTAGCTGGGTGGAATTAGTTGCTAATGTGGCTGTAGTAGCCAGTGTGGCAGTATCTGCTAATACGGCCTTAGTAGCTTTACCCACAAACTGGTTAGCATACACTTTAGAATAAACTTTAGTGCTACTACCCAAACTCCTCAAATTAGTAGCATCTGGTTCATTACTCAAATCCACACGCATGTATTTGTTGGGAGGCAGGCCGCCCAGCGCATTACTGTTGTCACTAACAATTGCTCTGCTTGCTGTGCCCACCAAATTATAGTTTGTGCGTAAATTTATTCCAGGCTGTATGGGATCTGTAAAATTGGTTATATTTGAATTGAAACTTTCATTAGATATAATGGCAACCAATATTCCCTGGATCACTAGCCGCCACACTGTTTTGAGCACATTATTAATATCTGGGATTTGCACCACTTCCCATGCACTGTATGGGGGCACAGGATAGTCAGGGTTGGTATTATCAAACGCCCCCAGTGGTCCCACCAGTCTGAATTCATTTTGTGTAGTATCCCATACAAACAACTGACGCTTTGCAGTTTGATAAAATAGCTCACCTACACTACCTGTGCTGGGTAAAGTGACACCAGATTGCGGAGTACCCACTGGCAGCCATGCTTGTGTGCCACCATCATACACCTTCACCAACTTGAAGTTAGTATCATACCAGGTTTGGCCAGATATGGGGTTACTGGGTGGTATGCCTTGTGCAAAGTTTTGTAGCATGTACACCATGTTTTCTACCATGGTTTCCCCATATGGACGATAGTCCCTGCCTGGAAGCTTGATGCTGGTTGCAGAAATGTTCAAGGTGCGATCTTGCACATTGACCAATGGAGTACCGTTGTAATTGTTGATCAAATATGCCATCATTACATCCTTACACTGTTTGCACTCTGAGAGTGTACACCACTTCAATTTCTCTGTTCAGACTCTTTTGCACAGGATTGTGCACCAGATGGGTTATGAGTAAGCCTTCATTCAGATTGGCTGCTCTAGTCTTGAGACCTAGTTCATTAAAGATGTATGGGCTGTTCACATCTGTTGCAGTATCAAAAGCATCTTGTCCAGCAGGTTCAGCAGCACTCAACAAGCATGTGATAATGATGTCTGTGTATAATGTGCCAGGCAGATGGCTAACACGTATGAAATTATTGTTGGGATCTGTGTTCAACGGACTAAGATTATTGATCACCTTGTAGTATGTTTGGTTATACAATTGAGCATCTGCCCCTACCACATTGGGAGGCAGGTAGCTAACAGTGCCTGTGCCGCTCACCACAGCAGCCCCATTCCCAAACACCATCTCATGAATATAACCTTCAGGCTGATAAGCTGCACCAGCAGCAAGTGCAACACTGAAATTTTCGTAATTTATGGCATTAAATTGAGACACAAACACTTCGTGTGTGTGAGGGTCTCTGATCTGCACATGACCCACAATCTTGTGCAAAGGGGTTTCCATCATGTGTTAGCTTCCTCTTTTGTTAACAAGTGTTTGTTTGGTTTGTGCATCACGGATGACCACATGGCTGCTCACAATCAGTGTTTGTTCTTCAAGGTTGTGAGTGGTGGGGGCATTAGTAACCCCCTCCTTGTTTGTTGCGTTTGAAATCATGTGTTATTTACCTGTGTCTGGTGCCTGGTTCCGCAATCAGGAACGCAGTTTGTGGTTCAGCAGAGTATTGAATCCCCTGATCACCGCATGGCCAAATATAACCAGCTGGAATCTCCTGATTCACACTAGCATCCTGAACCCATGTGCCTGCTCTGTGGCTCATGGAACCACTTGAGATACTGTTTATAATGTTAATCATGCACACATTACGATCCCCAGGTGGTGGAGTATAATTAACTAGATCTGTTTTTATGAACTTGATGTAGGTTCCAGGTACCACACTGGGTGGATCTTTTATGATGTTATAGTGTACCCCGTTCACTTGTTCTCTGCCATTCACTTTCACAATAGGAGAAGCAAACTCAGTCACATACAGTGTGGTTTCACCATCACCGTTATGGAACTCTGTGGCCAAATCACTAAAGATTCCTGTGCTAGTACCCATGGACCCTCTACGCAATCCACCCAGCTTTACACGGTTCGGAAAATCCGCTTTAGCATCAGGTTCTGCAACCGTGTATTCAATTCTTTCGGAATTTACCCAAATTACACCAGGATTCTGTACAGTGGCCACAGGTAGCTTGGCACCATCCTGTACCCAGATGTGGTCATCCTGCCAATTAATAGTGTCTGTTAGCTGTGTGTATCTGCTGTCACTCAATCTGTAGAACTTGGTATCCCCATATATGTTCTCAAACATTCTGAACGCCACGGGTGGTTTTACTGGTTCACTAACCACATAATAAACCATAACCATGTTCATGCCAGGGGTAATAATGGATGAGTGAAATTGCACCTGTACTTGATCTGCTATTTGTACAAACACATAATCCCAAACTTCTAGCTGTTTTACTCCATCCAAATAAACTTGTACTGAACCAAAGTCCGTGGGCATCCTGCTCAGGATATACACAGCAGGGGATGCAACTGGAAACCTGTCTTGTGCCCATCTCACACTGCTGTCCTCCTGAAAGGTGATCACTTGCACCTGATCAGTCCCAGTTAGTACACCTGACTGGAATACTATCTGTTCATTTGTAATCACATAATCCAGATTGGGAGTAACGGTGTCCACAATTTGAATTAATATGTCACTGAGTACAGCAGGGGTATACTCCGCTCTAAATTTTATTTGTGAAGTGGTGGGGAATGTGTATGCAAAGTTGGCTTGCAAAACACCATTTATCCAAACTTTCGCCATGGTATTGGGATCAGACACTGTAGTATTCAGATTCCATTCAGTTTGAACCCCGTCTCCTTGAAATCTACGATACTCAGGGCCGCGGATGAGCATGCCGTTTACAAACACCTGGCTGTTTAACCCTTGTGGTGCTGAGTACAGAGGGGCATATTCCAGATCATAGGATAGATTGGGTAAATCCAATACTAGCGTTTGAACTCTCTTCAAGCTAAACAAACTGCTGTTGTACACACTTGCGATCACCACATCGCCCACTTGAGGTATAAAGCCCAACACAATGTTCCGTGGATCTCCGGAGTCCACACCCCAGGAATTAGTGGTGGCACCATTGTATGTAACCCATACTGTGCCCACATTAGCAGGGGTATTCAATTGAATTCCTGATGTTACGCCGTCACCATGCAAAGTAACTTGTTGTTGAATGTGTGCTGGGGTCATGTTCAATTGAATGTTTTTGCCCTGACTTACACCACCACCCGCTGAAATCACACTCAGCTGGGTGAGAGTTTGTGGATCCTGTGCATATATGCCTCGTTTACTAATAAAAACTTGTGCAGCTCCCCAAACAGGAACCAGCTCAGCCTGCATCCCCAATCCAGCAGTAAACCAATCATCTATACCCACGCCCAAGTTGGTGTAGTAGCCTGCTTGAACAATCTCAAGTTGGGCAATCACGCCTCGTAGGCCAGCTTGATTTTTGATTTGTGTGACTTGCAAAATGAGTGTTTGTGTGCCTGTGCCATACTTGTACAACAATTTATCACCCACTGCATAGTTTTGACCACCATGCACAATTGAGATAGCCACAGCCTTTACAGCAGTAACAGCGGCTTGAGCAAGCTCGCCTGTGGGTATGGACCCTGCCAATGTGATCAGGTCAAACAGTTGATATCCTGAGCCCGGATTAGCTATAGCCACAGTGCCCACACCCTTGGTGGCCCCTCCCCAACCCAGTTGTTGTATGTTCACCTTGCCCACATCAGGTGCATTCACAAACACCACTTGAGGATATTGATAATTAATAACATAATCTGCTGTAACACCATGAGTTTGGAGTTTACCGTTCACAAACACCCACAGTTGTTGATCTTCTGTGATGGGTGCTGGTAGTGCAAAGTTAGTGCGTACACCATCACTGTCAAAGACCTGATTGTGCATAATGCCTTGACCACCAGTTCCAGCTGTATACACATCATATATGAGATTGGTTCTGGGCCAAACCATCACAAGCTCCTCAGGATGGCCACCCTCCAGATGGGGTCTGTTCAAACCAGCACCATCAATTGTGGTATCTAACAATGTGGCCAATGCAGGATTGAATGTTTCGCCCTTTTCTATAACCCACACATTGGGTCTAGGCTGCACAGGATGTCCAGGCGCAACTGTGAACTTGATCTGATCACCGCTCCATCTTACTGTGACACTGGCTTGTATGCCTGTGCCACCCATAACAGGCAATACTGCCATGACAGGTGCAACCAGATACACACCAGGCTCTTCCATAGAGATCGAAGTTATGGCTCCCAGTGTGGTTACACCGGTCACTCTAAATTTGGCTTGTGAAACATATTGGCCGCCCTGTGCAATCAGTATGTCGTTCATCGAATAACCTAAACCTTTATTGCTTACTAATACTTGACTGATCTGATTGCGTATGATCCAATCTTGTGGAGTGAACACTTTCCTACCATCCACCCACACTTGTAGTTCTGTGGGTTGCTGAGGGGGTTGTCTTAACATGAACTGGGTTTCAGTATTATTACCCACAAACAATTGATATTTGAGATTTTGTCCGCTGTTCACATTCATATCAGAATCAGTGTCTTGTTGATTAGTATAGTCCCAACCTTTTACATCATCCCATGCATTGGCATCCCATGCATCTGAAGTCAAAAATTGCTTGCCACTCAAACTGGTCAGTTTACTTTCGCAGCCGCTTATGAGGCCTGGAGCCTGCGCTGAAGGTTGATCACCTGTGGGCATGTATGAGTCAGATATACGTTGTGCTGCACCTGTGGGAGCTTGCCAGGCCACAGTTTTCCAGTCTTGCATGGTGATAGTGTTGGACACCTTCTGGTACCATACCCATGTCTGCACTTGGTCCACGTACACTCGCACTGTGTATCCCACACCCACAGGGTTGTTAATAATGTTTAACACTTGTGTTATATCATAAATGGTGTTTGCAATCTCACCCTCATACTCCAGACCCCATGTGATGAAATCCCAATTGGCAAGTCCTGAACTCTGCAACTGATTGCGAGTCATTAGTGTGTAACCGGGGGCTTGTACCTGGATCAATGTGCCCACTAGGATATTATTATTCAGTATTATTCCCAACCATGCACTCAAACTGTTACAAGTTATATCCACTTGGGTGGATGATGAATACCCTGGGGAATAATACACTTCAGGTGCACAGGCAACTCTGTCATAAATCATTCGGGTGCGCATCTGTCTCACCAACTGGGGGTTCAACACATGATTCTGATACCATGCTGTGTATCTGGCATCTGTTTGTAAAATGACTGCATCTGCAGGAACTTGCTCATCCAGTATTCTCACGCCCTGATTAACATCTGCATAAGGTGGCTTATCAAAATCTGAATACACTCCCGTGTATGTTTCAGATGCTTTACGCCAATCCACAAATGATCTCACCTTCACATGATAAGGCTTTATTTCATTCACATATGCAATAAGTGAATTTATATTATTCTCTGTGTATAACTCAGTGGGTGCTAGAACTTCTGCAAAGCCACGCAAGTTGATGAAACTGGTTTTGAATGCCCAATCCACAAACCGTTGTTCTGCAAACACCTGATTCACCAGCGCAAACATCAATTGATTGGGCTCATTCACGGAACTATCAATTTTCAATAAGCCTTGTGTGCCCAATGCATTGACCCACAGTCCCTTCCAGATCTGTTCAAACTCTCTGCGAGTGTCATATTCAGCGCCCAGGATCTCAACACCAAAGCCTTGTGCACCAAATCCCAAATTATTTGCAGCATAGTTCCACAGATTGTCTTTGAGTGTCAATGTGCCAGACTGCTTGCCTACCAATCTCCATGTTTTGGATGCAGGCTGCACACACTCATATAAAGCCCATGTGTTGTTGCCTGTGTTTAATACTTTGACCACATCTCCTGTGACAAAGGCCAAAAATGCATCTCTGTCTGCAAGTGTTCTAAATGTATAATCCCACAGAGAGCTAGAACTGTACCCTGTATAATACCAATCTGTGATATCCCAGGTGTTTTGTGTACGATAAGTTTGGCTTTGGTACAACTGCCATTGTGCTTGTGAGGCTCCCACATTCTGCCATGTCCATATGGTCCATTTGTTCATGTTGGTGACATCTGCGCCCACCAGCACCCTGCTACCAAATGGCAGGGTGTAATCCAGATCATAAAGTGCAGCCATGTTGTCCACTCTCATCACCCACAAAGGAGGGGCCACACCTTGTTGCCATACAATCTTATCTGTGTCCAGTAGTTGCACGCTGGGATTGGTTTGATTCCATGTGGTGCCAGCCTGAGTTACACCATGAGTAACAGTAACTTGTGCTTGATTCCACACAATACCTGCTGTGCTTAAATCATTAGATCTACGTATTATCCAAGGAGTGTTCTTGCTTGTGCTGCCCACATCCAAAACTGTATATGTGCCATTCTGGGCAGCCAGCTCATGATCATATAGTACAGCAGATACAGCATGGGTCGGCTCTGATTGGTTTTTGACCAATATTCTGTCCCCTATTTTTACCATAACACCGTCTAGTATGAGTTCACCAGGTTGTGCAGCATATAGCTCACTAACTTGTGTTTGCGAGTCCAATCGCATATATGCATTCAGTCTGCCTGATGTAATATCTAGTTCATCATAAGGAGTGGTGGCCAACTTCACATCTGGCACTTGATTGTTGGCTGCAGGCTCAGGGTCTTCACTTTGAAAATAGGGTAGCCAGCTTTGGCGGCCAGGATCACTCAAAGGTGGTTGAGTGCTGGCGGCTAAAAATTGATTCACCAGTTGCACCACGGTGCGTCTGCTTTGTACTTGGTCCACAAATGTGCCCTGTCTGGGTCTGATCAGTACGCCTTGTGATTGCAACTGCCTGAGTGTGGGATCCGGTAATGGATTACCATATGCATCATATTCATACAAACTGGCACCCAGTTTGTTCCACAGCCAGTCAGGTGGTGAACTTCTGGGATCATTTTGTGCAATCAGGTCAAATTCTCTGTGCACCGTTTCCACATCATATTTGTTAAACCATTTGGTCTGCCATACTGTTTGCGTGCCATTCAGATATGGTCCCACATTGCCTATGAGTGTTTGTTTTTCACTAATAGGTGCCCACCAAACAATACCCAAGTTTTCAGGTGCTGCTAATAACGTGGCAATCACACTCGTGCTAATTTGTCTGTTTGCTGTTGCAGGCACTGTGGTTCCATACTGAACCCAAAAGTAATAAATTGTTTGCAACTGACCTGTGTCTGTCTGTTGCAGTCTACTCACATGGGGCGGGTTGGTTTGTTTGATTTGACCGGAAGCAATACCAGGGGAGCCAATTGATGTGAGGTCTGCGCCCGAGCGTACAAGATTTTGCCATGATGCAGGCGGCACAGGGCTTCGTACCCATTCATAAACGTCAATGCTTGTGCCTGGCGCAATTCTGCCCCAATTTTGGCGGCGTTGATTATCTGATCCAGTTTCATAATCCAGGTACCTTGTTGTGCTCAGATCCCACCATACTTGACCCACTTGTGCTTCACCCCATGCTTGGGGAGCATTCACTCCATATGTGAATGTGGGGTCCACTGTGTATTGTGCAGGATCATATGCAGTTTTATATGTTATTTCTGCGTCTATGTTACCAGGGATTCTGTTTTTTACAGGATCCCATAGTGCTACTATTTGTAGGGTTTGCAGTGATGTTAAGTCATACAGTCTGCTTTCCTGGATGTAATTCAAATCAGTTTTATAATTTTCTATTCTGTACTCAAACCAGTTCCTGCCGCTGCTGATATAGATTTTCCAAGGGGTTGTGGCATCACCGTCAATCCATGTCAAATCTCCAGACTGGTAACCCTGCGGTGGTGTGGACTGATTTCTAGCGGTGAGAGTGGGGAACCTCATACTGAAATACTGCCATGCTGTACCACCTGAACCTGTGCCTGTGGTGCTCATACCAATTACAAACATGGTGTTATCCCACACTGTTATAACTTCAAACGTGTCGTTAATGTTCACACCAGCGTTGACCACACCATATATGACCACCATGTCCCCTTCTTTCAAGCCATGATCCTTGGTGCTTGTCACAATGGTTTGGGTGTTGTCTCTTGCATTGGGCTGTGTGCTGAGAACACTCCATGCACATGCACACAGCTTGTACACATTCCATCCGAGCTTGGAATCAATATACTGCCACACTCGTTGACCTGGCTTGATCATGCTCACAGTAGGATCTGCTAGCACTTGTGACCTTATTAGGGCATATAACGATTTTAACCCAGCTTTGTCTACAACTGTGTAATTTACATCTTCCCTGATCACAGGCCCAGCAGTAGGCAAATCACTCTTTAAACTGCCATATGAAGTTCGCAGCTTGAACTCGGACAAATCACCATGGCTGTTGACAATTCTTACATCATTTTTCACAATAGTAACTTGATTATCACTTAATGGATCACTGTCTTTATCGCTCAGTAATGCGACTAGCTGTGGATTGCTAGTCACTTGATCTTGTGGTAGTATTACATCCAGATTGTTCAAGTCCTGGTCATATCCATACTGACCTGCTCTGAATGCCCACTCCTCAAAATAGTAAAACTCTTGTTCAGGTTGGACCACTTGTGTGTTCCTGAGCAGTGCATCTATGCTCACACTAGTGCCCTTTTGGTGGATCATGCCTTGATAAAACTGGAATTCCGCACTGTTGTCCAGCAACAGATTGGTCAAATAGGTTCGAGGTTGATATGCAACTTGATGCTGAGCCAAGAGTTGTAAATTGCGTGGTAGGGCCTGGCTTATGGAACTGGTTTGTTTATTTTGATCAAATGGTATGCTTAAATCAGTTTCAAATATCTTCCTCAAGTCATCCACAGATTTTTCTAAGTTAGGGATAATTCTGTTGTTCACCACCAGATTGTTCCCCAGCTGACTCACACTTTGTGTGACCAAATAACCTGGGGCTTGCATCCTGCCCTTCCAATCTAGAGTTCTATACCCAAACAGTTTGAATCTTGCCTGACGTTGATTGAGTACAGGATCATAGATCAAATCTCCAAACACTGTTTTGTTGTTGAATATGAGTGCATGTTCCAGACTGGTTGTATAAAGTCTGATCCCGTAAATGCCTTGGTCATTGAGCACTTTGATACTGATGTCATCCTCTATTCGCAAAAAGTCCAAATTGGCCAAGCTGACAGGATTTCCCAGTCTATCCAAAACACTGTGAGTACCTTGCACCAAACCACCAATGTGTTGAATGATACCAAAATCAGTCTTGAACTTGCACAAGGTGGCAGCTGGACTTAGAGTCATGTAGGTGCCCGCAGCCCAAGGACCCTGGCTCCAATACAGGAACTCTCTAGCACTCAAACTCCAGTTACGTGGGCGGCTGGCTGTGGAATCATATTCATCAAACTGCCATCCTGCGGCTTCTTGTGCTCTGCCCAAGCTGATCAGGAAGTCATACACTTGTTGACGAGTTTGAAAAACAGTACCATAGGGCACAAGATCTGTTTTGTTGAGCCCCTGCTTGTATTCTGTAACTTGTTGGTTTTCCACAACCACAGTTTGCTTTGCACCTGTGATGCGGCTGGGTATGATTTCAAAATAAGGATCTCTAGCATCATAACCAATCACTCGCCAACCCTGATTGCGCCCCAAGAATTCCACCAACACACCGGTGTACACATATTCTTTAATGCTAGCACTTCTCAACAGCTGGCAAATCACATCTTCTTGGGGCAACAACAAGTTGTCTGTGTTGCTGAGTCCAAATGAATCCACCAATGTTCTGATGTTTTGTCCATCTGTAAAACCACCCATTTTGTACATGAGGTTCACACCTGCCCCTCTGATCAGATTACCCAAATACGTTGTGACACTTCGACTGTCAGACACCAGCTTCTCACTGATCCAGTGTTGAATACCACAACTGCCATGGTAAGTTTCTGTGCTGTTCAAGCTGGGGATCAGGCTGGGATTCTCTCTGTGCATCACACACGATCTGACTGGTGTGCGTGTGAGTGTGTCACTTAGTACTCGTTGTGAATATGTTTGATCCTCAAATAACTCAATCTGTCTGACTCCATCCCACAAATATTCCACAAATGCAGCAGGCCTCATCAAATATGCCCATTGTGACCAAAGCTGATCAGCATCCACACTGGTGAGCCACACATTTTCCATGGGACTTCTGTCACCAAACTTCCAATCTGCCGCAGCTTGTGATTGAGAGGGCAGCTCAGTTATAATCCCAGCATCAAACGGTGCTAGTAATTGTCCTGCATCATTCACAGGCACATATTTGCTCAATCCTGGTCTGGCCCAGTCCACATGTGTGCCAGCTCTACCACCCTGGCGAATCACACCTGCCTCCAGGTCTTGCCATAATTTTAGGTTGCCACGAGTATATGGTGCAGTACCATACTCACTGTCCCACCAGGTTGGCTTCTGACTAAAGCCCAACATTCTCCAAGGGGATGCATGAGGTTGATCTGTGTCATAATAATAAAAATAGATCCCTCTCCATGAACCAGGCAACGATTGTTGGTCTTGGTCTGTTGAGCTGCCATAATTCCATGAGAAAGGATCACTTATGTCAAATGTGGTGTTCCTGAGAGCATCCACTTGATTCATGGTGAGCCATCTGTTCCAAGCAGGTGCTTGCAATGTGGTAACGTCTGACCTAGTGTAACTGGTAACACGAAACTTACCACTAAGTTGTGTTCGCACATCCAGGTCAGGCACATGATCCTCCATGGCATACTTCTCAGGCAGGCTACCATATTGCAATTGTTCAAACAGTAGCCAAGCTTTAGCTACAGGATGAGTCAATTCTGACACATTTGTGGTCACACCTTGTGTGTTCAAAATCTCTCCCATGGGGTCATTATTGTAGTCACTGAGCACGCACAATGCTCCATTGTGGCATCTTAGGGTGAGAGGTGAGCCAGGCTGGCTTAAATCATAAAAAACTGTGGGCACGTATGCACTCCATGCACCCAATCTAGTAGCACTTGCAGGTACCCATGTGGGGTTCACACTCTGTTGTGAACAGTATGCCCCCAAGCTCAAATCAAATCCTGAATTGACCCATGCACTGGCCCTAGTCTTGCCCAGATTGATTTGGCGCAGTGCCCTGTCCAACCACAGTTGTGGATTATCCGAACCAGTGAGTGCTTGATTATTATACACATTCCAAAGCGCATTTATAAATTTGTTATAAAAGCGCAAGTATTCTGTTTGACTCCACTGCATGGCCACCATGGGATCAGTCACACTCTGACTACCCTCAAAAGATTGACTTTGATCAATACCATTCAATGCCATCAATTTGAGCATGCTGGCTCTGTGTTGTAGAATTACTGTGCCTCTGCCCAACTGTTTGGGTGAATCTCTCCAGTTGTTGGCACCACTTGCTGTGCCTGTGAATCCTGTTTGATTGCGGATGACGCTTTGGCCATGGGGCAGCATGTCTGCTAACATGAACTGAGTTACAACTTGATTGTCTGGGTTAGCTTGCAGATTGACAGGAATTTCAAAATATCCATCACGAACCTGATTGTGCACTCCAGCCCATGTGCTCACTTTAATAACAGTCTGTGCAGCAGGTTTTTCTTTCAACTGGATTGTGTTGTTCAGAACTGTATACTGAGTTTCATTCAATAATGTGGCACCCACCTGAACAATAATATTGGGTGTACCTGTTTGTGTAAGCGCAGGCATTTGATCAATTGCAAATGTGGTTTCATTATTTGTGACCACATATTCATTTATCACAAACTGCTTTGTTAATTGATCGCTCAAAAACCAATTATTCACATATTGTGCTTGATCTAAAAATGTTTGCTGCCAATAATAGTAACCAGGAACTTCAACTAGATCTGTATTTTGATAATATGTTACTTGTATTTGTGTACAAGTAACATCAAACACATAATTACGAGCACTTGCAGAATCCACATCTGCCGAAAATCCTAGCACAGGATCCACAGGCAATGCTGTGTTCTGCCTGTAGCTGAGCAAACTACATCCTGCAAAGTTACTGTTAGGGTATGAAACTGGATCTGCTAAATTTGTGCCCACAGAGTCAAACAGCTCAAATAATGGGGCTTGGTTTATGGTGGCCACATACTCTTGTGAATCTGGGAGCCAATTGGGTAGTAACTGCCTGCTTTGGCCTCTGACCCATTTTGTGCCTGTGAAATACCAATTGGTGCTTACATTTTCATAATAGGGCTCATTTAGGCTTGTGTCGTTGGGTTTATTTCCTTGTATTACAAAAATTACACTTCCAGGTGCACACAATCCGGACTCTGATGTGATATCTGTGATCAGACTTAGTGTGACTTTTCCATCCACTCTCACACCACTCACTTGATACAGTCTGTTGTTCAAATTGGTATCTGTAAGATTGGTAAACAACACGATTTGGCCATCGTCCAATCTCACATTGTCCACTAACACATTTGTTTGTCCAATCACACTGTCCAAGTTGGTACGTTTTGTGTCCACTAAATTGACATTGGTCAGGAATTGAGTACCAAAGTTCCACAATGGGATAGAAGTATCAAATTCCAATATGGGACGTTGTGCAGTAACAATAGTACCGTAACTCTGATCTGTTTGACTGATCACCAACACCTGTTTGTGGAACCATCTGTTTGTTTGGCTCCATGGATTACCATTTTGACTGCCTCTGGCTATTGTCACATATGCAGGTGTTTCATTTAACCCTGCACTATCCCAGGTGGTGCTGTCCCAGGCTTGTGGAGAATCCCATGCCAAATTGGTTTGTGTGAATTCTGGTACTAATCTGATCTGTGTACCCACGCCTTCCACAATATACACTTGGGATCGGATCTGTACGTTTATGTCCAGTGTAAACTGTACTTTTAATCCTGATGTGAACACAACTGTGGCATTATCTTCTTGCACACCACTGATTGCAAATTTTATGCCACCATCGTATGTGTATGTGCTTCCAGTTTGGATTAGTGCACAATTGGTCTCACTCATCAGCTGAATCAATTGGGGTCCTGTGGCCATCCACACATATTGCGTGGAATTGATCAGTTTGTCCATGTCCACAGGTAGCCCGTAACTGTAATACTCACCTTCAAACAGTCTGTTATGGTCATTAACCAGTGCACCCTGCCATCTGAGCTTGTTAATCAGATCATCATACGCCAACACATGGGTGATCTGATTGTTCTGTGTGTTGCGACTCACCATACCTGGTTCCACCTGGTAGTTCAATCTGTCTGGAGTTGATTCCGGGACCCTAGCATCCAGATTGGGATTGTATGTGCTCAAAAGTTGACCCACATATGCATTCACATATTCCACTCTATCTGGCTGGAACATGTTGTCTGCTGTGGCTGCAAAGAACTTCTTCAACACATCTGTTTGCAATACTTCAGGTAGGAATTCACTAATTCTGCGAGTTTCACTCATGTTATCTGTCCATTCTCAATTCAGCAGGAGTAAGATTGGCCACCACTTGTACGTCTGTGACCCTGGCTGCACTCAAAAATAACTCATCTGGTGCACAACTTATTTCAAACAAGTCCCCAAATTGGCTTGTGCCGTTAGTGGGCACAATCACCACAGTACTCACTAAAGTGGCCATTTGTTGATGGATAAATGCCACCAATTCTGTAAAGTAAAAGCTTTGACCAAAACTCCAGTTTGCAATATCAAAATATGTGTCCACAGCCTGAATCACTCTGCTCTTTATTTCACTGTCTGTGATACTGGAACCTGAAATCTTTATAACTTTGAATATGCATTTGAGTTCAGGCATCGCCTGATCCCCAAACAACAGTTTATACTTGACTGGATGCCAAATCATTTGATCAGTCATCATTTTATATTTGTTAAACTCCTGAAAGGTTTGTCTTAAATCTTCAGGATAAGGGGGCATGGGCTCAGGGTCTTGTGGTCTGCCCTTGGTGATCCAGTTTCTCATATTTGTGTCATATGAGCTGGTGAGCACATACATGTCTATAACATTTTGTACAGCAGGATCTATTCGGCGTTCTCTGCTAGCATAATGCTGCCAACAGTAGTTGATGGAATTTCTGCCTGTGCGTGCTTTGTATTCTGTGCTCACATCCAGCCAGGCTTGCGGTGCCTGTGCCTTGTATTTCAAAAACACATTTGGTGAAATCACATAAATTATATCACCGTCTGCATGGGTGTCAACTGTAGTTTGTAATACGGCCGATGGTACTTGGTTGAGTTGATCGTATGTGGCTTTAACGTGAGTGGGTTTCCAATACTGATAACCTGACTCAAGGATCTTCTGCCAAAACACTAACTGTGTACTGCTCACCAACTTGTCAAATGCTTCAGGATCATCTATGATATTGTCCTGGTTGTTGTCATAAAATTGTAATTGTACCTGGTTGGGCTCCTGATAACCATCAGTGTATTGTATTTGTGATTGTACCAGCCAGCGTTGGTCCTCTGGAAGTGCTTTATCATTCGTATCTGTGTTGTATTTGAGGATGCGGATCTGGTCTCTTTGGCTTGTGAGCGTGAGTGCATCCACTACTGGTGTGGAATTAATAAAGTAAAACTTTACATCACTCACACTTTCAAACATGTAACTAAGACTGCGCATGGTGACAATCCAGCCTTGGTTGGCTTTGAACAGGAATTGCAGCAACCAACTTGCATCTAAGTTGGCTTGGGTGGTGTTCCCCTCATTTTCATTGCCGTATTCAGCATCAATGGCTAAATCCACATTGTCTATTATTTTCCATGTGAGTGTGGATTGGTCATATCTCATTCCAAAGTTTTTCCGGCTGTTTAGTGCAGTTGTGAGAGCACTTGTCTCTGCATCTGTGAGTGAAACACGCAGAGGAGGGATGGACACCCATGCAGGGGAACCTGTCATCACAGACTTACTCAGGAGCACACTAAAGATGCCCAACTGGTCTGTGGATTCATTCACAATGGCTGCCCAGTTACCGTATGGTGCATGTGCCTGAGTTTCCCCTGGATTACCAAATGCCACCAAACTGCCTGTTGTAAGGCCCTTGGACAAATCTGGCAGAAACACATTCACAAACTCACCTTGACTGGCATTGGGCACACTACCACCAGTCACATTCCATGTGGTGTTCACATTAAACTTGGGAAATTCGCTCAGATAAAAATTACGTAATCCCGAGTTAATAGCTTGCCCTTGTTTTGTGCCTGCGAGTAATGGTTGTATGCGATTTTGAATGATCTGATTGGTGTTTAAATTGCCTGCAAGAGGAATGTTGATGGTTTGGCTTGTGTAGTCTTTGTACATGATGCCATCATCACTAAACACTTTGGTGTTAGAGTATGCACCTGTGGGATCAGTTAACTCCAGGTATCTGCTTTGTCCGCTGTACACTCTGTTCACAGCTCTCAGTTTAAGAGCTTGACTGTTTTGTAGTGGGAACAGATTGTAGTCTTCACCGTTCACCATTCTGTTCTGTGTGTAAAACACAGCAGGTGCTCTAGCACGTATGGAGTCTGTGGTCTCCCTGCTCAAACTGTTAGCCACAGGGTATGTGAGGCCAAATGTGAGATTCAAGCTGTATGTGTTGTTAGTAGTGTCCACATACCCTAGAGTTAAAGCTTGAGCCTGTATATCCTGTGGTTGAATGGTGTATGTGAGGTTGTTGCTGGTACGATAATACACACGTATTCTGCCAGTGGGAATATTGCCAAAATTGCCATCACCAAATCTGATGCTAATAGCATCTTGACCATTCAAATCTCGTGTGACCACTTGGTAAATGTCTCTGGTCAGTCTGTTCACATTATTGTACACCAAGTTACTGGCAAATATGGCAGGCACTTTTGTCCAATCCAGTGTGGGTATGCCTGTGTCTGTGACAGATTGTACCCATACATCTGATTGATTAACATTAATGGCTGTCAAATCTATAACTCTGTTAGGTATAACAGAGTCCAGAATAAAGTCTGCATAAGCCAAGGTGCCTTGCTTGAACAATGCAAAAAATCCTGTGTTAGCACTTGCATTACCGTTTCCATCATTTCTGTACAACATGCTCCAGTTGTTGAACACATTGGGGGTCTTTTCTTTATAGTAGCCCGAAAAGTTACCTGTGAGTGTGCTCAAAGTGGATTCAGTGTCAAAGTCTGAATTGCAAAATTCAAACTGCATGGCGGTACCAGACACAGTAGAGTTAAATGCGTAAGATAATGTGCTGGTGTTAGTGTTGTTCAGATCATATCTTTCTGCCAGCACTGTGCCAATCTGTGTGCTCTTGACTGGGTCACCATACGGGTTAGTGTTCACAAACGCAGCATTTAACACTAACACGAACTGCTCCAACCAATCGGGATTGTTGGCATCGTTCCACAGCACCAGTTGATTACTCAAGTTTTTACCATTGGAATCAAATATGGGTTGGCTGGTTCGCACACTTTGTAATTTGACCAGACCTTGACTGGTCAAACATCTGCGAGGAGTGTAGCTCAAATAACGTGCCAGTCTGAACACACTCTCTCTACGAGTGGCGGTGTCCATGAAATTCTCTCGCACATTCAGATCCATTCTGAATGCCAGACTGCCTGCTAGGTAGGCCAACATTTCGATAATGGCCACAAACTCTGAGCTTTCAATCCAGTCGTTGAAGTCTTCGGGGTAGTTGACCCTCAAATAATCCACAAGGGCCTGGCGCACTGTATCATAATCATACGCAGCAAAATTTACGAAATTAAAAGCTTGGTATATGACTTGCCAATCTTGACTGGCAAACAGTCTGTTTTGTCTCAAAGTTACACTCATGGGTTGGTGCTTTCCACATTACGACGGTCAAAATCCACACTAAATGCATCCACAAAATTAAAAGGGGCATAAAACAAATTCATTTGCAATTGAATGCCATGGTCTAATTCCACCAAGTTGATGCTTTGCAATTGCACCCTATTGTCTGTTTGCACTATGGAGGTGGCATCTTCCACTATCAACGTGACCACATCTGTGGTCATGGGCTCAAACAAAAGGTCCCAAATTATGCTACCAAAATCAGGTCTCATGACCCGTTCTCCTTTACGAGTATAAAAGTGGTTGACCAGATCTCTTTTGATCAATTCCAGGTCTGTCCATTGTGTTTGTTTAATGCTGGCATCCACACTGCTGTAGCCAACAAATATTCGGGTTCGGGGTGTATTTGCCATGTGCGAATATTTAGCTTGAGTAATATGTACAGTTTTTAATCAGATTCATTGACTATTCACACTGTGGTCACTCAAACTGTGATCATGGAAAAAAGTCATTTATCATACTGCGACATTCACACACATGTGAAAATGTTGGCGTTTAAAATTCAGGCCAGTAACTGGATGCCCTCAGTTATTGTGGGAGTGACCCGAGGTGGCATGTTGCCTGCCACATTGCTCAGCCATTCATGGCGATTACCCATGAAGGCATTAAATGTGAGTTTGCGAGACAATACTAAATTACCACCTGACCATGCTGTCTGGTTGGAAGAACTAGTCCAGTCCGGTAAACGGGTACTGGTTATGGATGATATCAACGACAGTGGTGCCACTATCAATTGGATCAAACAAGATTGGCAAAATCGTGTTTCATCTGCAAGCTTCTCTGACCATGTGCGTTTTGCAGTGTTATTAAACAAATCCACTAGTACTGAATCACCAGAATATGTGGCCAAGGAAATTCCCACAGAAAAGCTGGAAACTTGGTGGATATTTCCTTGGGAACATCTGGAGTGATCTGGATATCAACTACTTGCGCGACACAGTCACAGTGGGGCCGCAAGAAGTTCGAGAGTGTGGAAGCTGCACTCACACATGTGCAGCACATCAAACCACGTTAACCTAAAAATATGGGTTGACAAACTGAGCCATCATGTTACACTGCAAATCCAAACAAGGAGCGTGCATCATGTCCTACAAAATCCAGCTCAGCCCTGCCCAAATCCATGCCATCTGCGCTGCCCTTGAGCAGACGTCGCCTCGGCCCAATCCTGCGCATGATGAAAACACTCGCCAGGAAGTGGGCATGCTCTTGCATATGTTTCAAGCCACCCTTAAAGAGCCAGAAAGTGCCAACATGCTGCACGGGTTTACCCTGTAGCATGCCTATTATTTGCGTATCCAAGCCCATATACAGCTTGGATACGCTATCGTAATCTCTAAAAAGGCTTGACTAGTCCGTCTAGTGTGTTATACTGCCCACATGAACAAGGAGAGCAACATGCAGAACTGGTGTGTGGATCCTCAAGGGACTACTGCTGAACGTATGATTCTCCAGTTGGCTGGGATGTGCAACGGTGCCAGCACCTGGGATGGCGCTGGTTTCAGCAAGCTAGATACAGCATTTGGTCACAGCCTGGCTGAACGTGCCCAGCAAGGGCGTGCTTGGACAGAGAAGCAGGCTGTTGGCGCCCTAAAGCTGATCAACAAGTATCGCCGCCAGATTGGGGGCGAAGCTGTGATCCGCACTTGGATGGAACGCCCTGTTTTTGCCATGATGCCGCTCACTGACGCTGAACGCAAGCAGAAGGCTGCGGGTTTGCGCAAGGTCACCAGCGAGGACAAGACTGCTGTGTTCACCTTCCCTTACGATGCTGGATTGGTGGCCGCGCTCAAGGGCATCCGTGGCGAACACAAGGGCCAAAAGTATTGGAGCAGCTGGGACGGCGCTCACAAGCGTTGGAGTGTGCCGGTGAATGAATCCAGCATTCAGCAGATCATGACCTTGGCACGCGACTATGAGTTTGAAATCGAAGAACGTTTTGAAACATATTACAGCCGGGTAATGGCCAAGCTGGAATCTGTGCAGGGAGCAGCAGAGGAGAGCCGGGTTGTGACCACCCTGGGTTATGAACAGGCAGTGGCAGTGAATGATGGCATGATTACCATCACGCACAAAGATGCCAGTGTGCTGGCTGAATTCCAGGAAGCTCTTGCTAAACTGTAATAGTGTGGCAAAAATGCCACACTATTCCTGTGAAAAATTGGTTGACAGGGTCCACCACTAGTGCTATAGTGTGCTCACAAGACGAGGAGACTGTGGATGTTGGAATTTACTGCTAGCCCTGCTCGTGTTCGTGAAGCCACCAAGCTGGCCTATCGTTATGGCATCCAGATGACCCAGGGCGTGAGTGACTACTGGCGCAGCCTGCCTCGTGCTGCAACCATTCCTGGGTTTGCGTTCACCCTCAAGCCCTACCAGGCTGAGGGCGTGGCCCATTTGGAAAAGTGGGACGGAAATGCACTGATTGGTGACGAGCCTGGTTTGGGCAAGACTGCCCAGGTGATGGCCTACGCCCACAAGCACCGTCGTTTCCCCATGCTGGCTGTGCTGCCCAAGACTCTAATCCTCAACTGGCGTCGTGAGCTGACCCTGATGCTGGGCGCTCAGCTCAGTGTGCTGGTGGTGGGCTTTGTGCCCAGCAAGCAGCGCCAGGCCCAGCTCAAGGCGCAGTATCCCCATGTCACGTTCAGCAAGATGCCGCTGCCAGGCTTTGATGTGACCCTGATTAACTATGACATCGTGGCCCGCAACCAGCAGGCGCTGGAAGATGTGGGTTATGATTATGTGGTGGTGGACGAGAGCCACAAGATCAAGAACCCCAAGGCTCAGCGCACTCAGGCCATCCTGCGCCTGATCACGGGCCGTGAGGAGGTAAAGGGCAAGCGGAACGAGTGGCGTGTGCTACATGATGGTGTTCGTAGCGTCACTTTCATGACGGGTACACCCATTGTGAACAGGCCGTTGGAACTGTGGACCACAGTGAGCACCATTGCTAGCTGGGTGCCCCAGTTCGCCAACTTCTTCGCATTTGCCCAGCGTTACTGCAACGCCCACCGCACTCAGTGGGGTTGGGATTTCAACGGCCACAGCAACGAAGCTGAGCTCAACCAAATGCTGTGTGACACTATCATGATCCGCCGTCGCAAGGAAGATGTGCTCAAGGATCTGCCGCCCAAGACGTTTGTGACCGTGCCCTTGGAGTTTGACCGTCGCGAGTATGATGCTGTGGCTCAGGCGTTTGAAGGTCGTGGTGACTGGAAGCAGGGCATGCAGACACTCATCAACTATGGTGGCAATGCTGCCAAGAGCGATGAGGCCATTGTGGCCATCAACAAGTGCCGCGAGATTGCAGGCTACGCCAAGATGGCCAGTGCCATTGAATGGATCCTGGACTACGTGGAAGAGGGTGAGAAGCTGGTGGTGTTTGCACATCACCAGCGGATGGTGGATCAGATCACTGCTACTGTCAAGGCTGCTGGCGTGGGTGTGAGAATGATCCGCGGTGGCGTGGGCCTGGAGGAGCGGGCGCAGGCGGCGCAGGAATTCCAGACTGACAGCAGTGTCAAGGTGATGGTGCTCAACATCGCTAGTGCAGGCTTTGGCATCACGCTCACTGCTGCCCGGGCGTGTGCGTTTGTTCAGCTGCCCTGGACACCAGGCGACCTGATCCAGGCTGCTGACCGTGTTCACCGCATTGGCCAGACCGACAACGTGACAGTTTACAACCTGGTGGCAGAGGGCACGGTTGAGGAAACGATTGGTGAACTGATCATGGCCAAGGCTGAAGTGGCCAATGCTGTGGTGGATGGTGGTGCCAACACAGAGCTGGCTACCATGAGTCTGGGTAACTGATCAACAAGGAGATAGTAACATGGCCACACGAGCAATCAGTCACGATTTGGATAACGCATATATCAGACATCTGTTACCTAAAGTTAAAGGATATGAAAAGCAGGACCCATCCACTATTGAGTGGATAATTGAGCATGGCCTGATGCAGGCGAGCACTGTGGCAGAACATGCGGTGGCCTCTGTGGGTGGTCATGAAGTGGTGAGTGAAGACAGCCATGACATTTCAAATGGTTGTGATGTCAAACTGGCCACAGCTATAATTTATGGTACGCCGCATGCCTATGGAACACTTCTGCGGAACTTCAAAAACAAAACTGGTGATCTGATTGTAATTGTGTATGAACGTATATTAGACAAGTTTTACTATTTTAGGATTCCGCACAGTGCCTATTCTCAAATCAACAGTTGCCTGACCATACCGTTCAACAAAGATGGCACTCCCCTACGCTATATTTACAACAACACGGTAAAACAAAAGTGGTGGAAATACGAGAAGACTACATTTGAAGAAATGGTTATTACAGACATTATTCCTCTTGTAGGGGAACATTTCACAGTGTTGACTGAAATGGGTTGGCCCGATGCATGGTTTGTGAACGACCACAAGGATCCATCTATGAGGACACATAGGGAACAGAAACAAAGTTGGGTGGCCAGCCAAGGGCTAACATCCGACTGTAGCGAACGTATTGGTGGCTGGGCATTTAGAGACAAGCAGGCCGCCCTTGCATTCATGGTGGAGTGGAAACATACACTGTGATGGAGGCAATAACCTGTGTGACCACTCTCAGTAACTTACATTGGCCCCCTGGCTATGCATGGCATGTGAGTGATGGAGAAAAAAATACTCTTAGTAGACCACTTGAAGGTAGTAAGCGGGCATGGATACGAAGCCAAGGCTTGGAGTCTACATGTATGGAAACCATGGGTGGTTGGAGTTTTAGGAACAAAGAAGATGCCATAGAGTTTATGCTGGCATGGAGTTGAATTAACCACCGGGATTTGCATTAAATAGGATCATGAGCCAGACCTTATCCAGATGCGCAAATGTGCAATTGAGCGTGAATTTACCCAAATTTGAATGTACTGACGACATCATGGGTAACTTTGGTAACCTAACAGACTTTGGCAGGGGTCTTGGCAGCATTCCAGGCCAGCTGGGCAGCATTGTGGACTGTGTGACTGAAGACCTTAGAGCCCAAATAGAAAAAGCACTCAAAACTTATACAGACACCATACGTGCCATCATGAAGGCCATCAATATCAATATTCCGGATCCCATATGGGACACAATTGAGGTTCCTGAATTTGAATTTGAATTGAGAATGAGAGCCTTGTGGACAGATTTCAAATTGTATTTGTTCGAGAAATTGATTGACATATTAAGTAAAATACCTGGATTAAGTTTTATTCTTAATTTGTTAAAAGTCCCCATCCCTTTTTTAGAGGGTGTTTATCTACTGGATGTTTTCACTCCTGAGGGCAGAGCCAGAATTGAAAAGGCTGTACGAGATAAACTGGACAGCATTACCAAGGCCTTAGGCATGCCTTGGGATTTATCTTTCACAGGCGAGTTGACCCTGAAGAGCCCAGAATTTGCAATACAGAACATCCTAAACAGAATATATTCTGAGATTCAAAAAATGATTAGTAAGATAATCTGGAATGTGTTGAACTTGATACCGAATCTAACCGCAGTCATTAAAAAAATATGGCAAGCACTAAAATTACCCATGCTGCCCACATTCTTTGTGCCAGACTTTGATGAAATCTTTAAAAACATTTGGGATGGTGTGGTGGACGCATTTGATAATGCGGTGGATAGAATGAAAGCCATGATCGATCGCATGTTGAATTTCAGTTTGAAGGATCTGCTTATGAAAGCGTTTGGTAGCATATTAAAACTGATACCTTGGCCTTTTGGTTGGACCATCAAGGAGTTACTAAAATTGAGTCAAGTGGAGTGGAATCTCACTTTGCCTGAAATAAACTTTAGTAGAATCATGCAGGCTATACAGGACTTATTCAACAGGATACCCACCCTAATATTTGAACTGTGGCTGCAATTGATAAAGCCCTTTCTGGATGCAATCAAAAAGATCTTGGCTCCCATAGAGGAGTTGTTGAGGTTGATACCATTCACATTCTGTTCATTCATCAATTTGGCAGCCAAACCCATATTGGGTATGGGTAGCCTGGTGAGAGATATTCTGCCACCAGGCATCACCATCAACACTGTGAATCCTCCACCCTTATTGACCTAGATCAAGTATCTTGTATTCGGACACCAAACCTGGTGTCCACATGCACAAATGTGGAATATTGGATGGTGTTCAAGTTCAGCTGACGAGCCACCTGTATCAATGCAGCAGGATTCACATTAGCTGTGCTGATGTCCAGTGCTTGTCCTTTAATGTGATAACTGTCTTTTGCCCCCCTTACGTAGGTATTATATTCAGGTGATCTGTATCCACTTATAACAGTCAAGGGGGTGTTCAATAACTGCCCCAACTTATTTCCAGCTGTGAGAGTGTTGTCCAGGATCTTTTTATAACCATCTGGGTTGCTGGCATTGTTGACCACACTGTTTGCAAATCTCAAATATGGATACTTGCCCGGGTCCATGGCCACTGCCCCAGAAACATCGCCTCCCCCGCCGCCACGAGATCTCACACTAAGCGGCATCTCTGCTCTCACTTCTCCTGCAAACTTCATGGCATTGGCTCTGCGACGACTGATCAAATCCAGTCTGACTTCCCCACAGGCTTCACGCCATGCCATGATTTCCCTGGGCACATGATCATACTTTTTGTCAGTTATCAATTTGGGTACTTCGCTACTCTGGAACTTTTCTGCGCCAATATTGAATGCAAAGTCCACCAATGCATCAAATTGCTGTTGAGTGATTGGATTTGTGATGCTGGTCTTTATCAAGCTCACAATGGGCTCCAAATCCTTCTTGAGCAGTGTTTCTGCCTGTGCAGGTGTGATGCCTGAGGCAATGGTGACAGATGCACCATCCACTTGAATCACACCTGCCTGCTTTTCTGCTTCTGAAATCACATGACCATATCCAATCATGTTTTTACCTTCACACACATTCTGAAACATCTGACCAGGTAGTTCAGCTGGTCTGGGTCCTGCCAAGGTTTCAAAGCTCTTAATGTCAGCAAGCCCTGCGTCACTCAATACATATTCCTGAGCGGGTTTGAATTCCCATCTGGGTGTGGGATCTTGCACATACACAGGCACACCCGCGTCGGTGTATCTGACACCCACATATCTCTGTGGACGCTCATTTGTCACTGGCGGTGTGGCTGGAGTCTGTGGATTGGTGGGATTATTATTGGGCGGAGTCACGCTAGCCTGTCCTGCTGCCAGTCCTCTGGAATATGTGGAGGCAAATGATGCACCTGCAGTAGTATTTAAACCTGGCCATGTGGTACTCAATGCTCTGTTTACTTCTTGTAATTTTCCGGCTTGCAAATCACTCAACAAATTACCACCTGTTCGGGCTGTGTAGTCCTGTTGAGCTAAGTACCAAGCTGCCCTATCTTGATTCATGGGACTAAAGTCATTCAGGCTATATTGAGATGCCATACGGTCCCAGCTGCCTTGAATAAATTGATATCTGCCAGCAGCAGTGCTTGTACCACCTGCCCCCACTCGTCTTGGGTGATCTCTAAAATCTGAGAAAGGAGTATTGCCATTTAAGATATTGTATCTGCCTTTGCTTTCAGGGTCCGCAATAGCCTCTAACAGACCTCTACCTTCTGGTGGTATCTGCAGATACACTCCATTACGTTGAGTGCCACCGCCTGGTACTACAGCACTTGCAAAGGATGTGGTGTTAGCACTACCCACACTGACCTCAGCCCCTTGTCCCACCCAGCCCATACACTGGAAGGGTGAACTTTGACCCACGTCAATAGCACCCACTCTGAGTTGTTCCACAATTGCAGCCTGTCTCACAATGGTGTTTGTGCCAGTATATCCTGGACTTGCTATAAATCGTGCAGGAGCAGGTTCTGCACTGG